GTTAGCATATATCTTTGCACCATTCAACTGCTTTTGTGAAATGCCTATCCAGGTTGTCATATATAAAGTATAATCGCTTTTTTACTTTTTAGGATGTTTTACTTCGTATGGTGCGATCTTGGATTTAATGCGACCATCTTTGTATAGTCTAACAATCCAGCCATCTTTGATCTGAACAGGATTAAATGCTGCTGCTTTTTTCTTTGGCATTACTTTACCAACTTAAATGGGGAATCAATCCAACTATCTGACTTAGCAACTGGGATACAGTTTGGAACTGGCTTACCGTCTGCTCCTGGCTTCATTCCACGCTGTACATAACCATCCCAGCATGGATCAGCCTTACCCATTGAGGAATCGTACATCGCCATAGCAACTTCTGAATCTTCTGGTTCTTGTGGAAGTGGGTCTATAGCAACCATTAGTGACATCATGCAGCCTGTGTATAGGTTTGTTGCTTCCCAGTATCCACTTTCTTCTTGTTCAAATAATTGAATTAGTACTGCTGGATTTTCTGCAGTTGCTTCAAGAGAATACTCTCCTCCTGGAACACCAAGCATTCCTTCTGTCATTACATGGACTACCTGACCAATATGGACCTCTTCGTCTGATCCATGGGCCGTCATTGCAAAATCGCCTTCTTTTAGCATACAACTATTATAGCATGCCGTTTAATCTGTTGTAAGTCCTAATCCTGTGGCAGTTAGCACAAACCACCTCACACTTTTGAATCTCTTTCTTAATAGCCCTCCATGAAAAACCATCATGGATCATTCTCGATACATTATATTTCTTGTCTCTTATATGATCAAAGTCTAGAATTATATGGTTACCAATACCACAATCTGCACAGCCAGAATCTTCTTTTATCTTAGCAAGCATCTTCTTATACTGCTGCTTATTATAATGGTCTAACTCTTTGTCAGTCATTGTTATCATTATACCGTGAAAATATTAAGGCCCCACACAGGCAATTCACCTGACTTGCGCCACGGTCTATATCCAATGGGTAACTAATCCATCACTAAGGTCCTGTGTGGGACAATTAGATTGTAGCATAGTAAATGAGCAGTTTAAAGACTTGCTCAGGTCTATCGGTCACGGCAAAGGCCTACCGACCCTCATAGAGCATCCGTACTCAGCAATAAGGTTGCTAAAAGCAACTGCATGTATCATGACGGAACACTTAATTATACCAGAATATGGTATACTTGTAAAATAACTTAAGGAGAATTAAAATGGACCATGAAAGACTAAAAAATGCTGCTGAGGGATTTACTCAGGATCAAAAAGGAAACAAATACTCTTTTGAATCACCAATTCCAGGTGTGCACATATACAGAAACGTGTGGCCAAACTCCATGGAAACAATGAATAAACTATTAGACAAAGATTTTTGGACAGATGTCGACGGAAAACATGGTGCAAGGAAATGGGTTCGTGAAGATTTCTTTGATAATAAAGAATACACAAGAGAAAATGGAAAGCAGTCAGACACATGCTGGTTATGGGAGCACCCAGAAGCAAATGAAGCATTTCGTGGAATCATTGATTCATACTGTTATCATTGGAACCTAGATCCAAAAAGCAGAGAAAGCCTAAGAATTTCTAGATTTTCAAATGGTGAATTTTTTGGTGCACATAGTGATGATACCTATGCAACGCCAAGAACAGTATCATTGGTTTATTATCCAAATGATGACTATGAGGGTGGAGAGTTAGAATTTATTCACTTTGGTGTAACCATTAAGCCAAAGGCTGGAGACCTATTAGTATTTCCTTCAGCATACTCTTATGAACATCAGATCCATGAAATCAAACAAGGTAACCCAAGATGGACAATTGTTTCATTTTTATTCTTTGGGCATGATGAAGAATCAAAGTTACGAAGATCAACATTAAAAACTTTTCCATCTAAACCAGAATTTGTAACTTTATTTTAATAAATTTAATTAGTACAAAATTATAAAATAGAAAAGCAGGCCTGTAAAATAAACAGACCTGCTAATCTAATTTTTTACTTCTTTGCTGCTGGCTTCTTAGCAGCCTTCTTTGCGGTCTTCTTAACAACCTTAGCAGTCTTAACTGCTTTGTCTACTTCTTCTACAGATGGCATTTTGCCGAATGCAGGATCGTTAGGGTTGGCTGCTCTCAATGCTACGGGGATTAGTGCTCCAAGTAGTGAGTATGCTAGTGTCTGTGGATCTGTAACTCCAGAAGCATACATTGCTGTTGCTGCTCCAAGTACTGATCTTCCGTATGACGCCAGTGCGTTTTTGATTTGTTGATTCATAATTTTCCTCCTAGGATATTATTTTTGTTAGTACTGTAAAGCCAATCCATAGACCAATAATTCCTGCGACTCCCGCAAAAACTGGTGGTGCTGGGACTGGCAATTTGAATGCAGCAAATACTACACCACATCCAAAACCTGTTAGTATTGATAAAAAAACATCTTTCATCATTTTAACCAATTGACCATAGAATACCTGGTCCCTTTCGTTATCTCTTTTACATTATGGTTATACATATAGTTTGCTGGGAACAACGCCAATTGATTTGCTTTTGGCTTAATCTCAACATTAAATCGTGGAAAAACAATTTCTCCACCTTCATAGTCATCGTTAAAATAATAGACTATAGAAACTTTTCTTGTCATAAATAGTCCATCATCTACGTGATCTATAAAAAAATTGCCCTCGTTATATTTTAAAATTTCATAATCTTCTTTTTGTGTAACTGGCACACGAAAGTCTTGTGTATATCTTTCATAGGCTAGTTTAAAGTCTCTATCAAATCTGTCAAAAATTCGCTCATGAAGAATTTCTGTTTCTGTTGGATTTAATGCATCAGCCAACCCACGCCTACGAACATTGTCAATATACATTGTGCTCATTGCTTTTTTGTCTAAATCTTCATCTATTTTTTTATTTGTATCTGACTGCCAAAAAAGTTTGCCATTAGAAACATAATCTTCTATAGTCTCTATATATTTTTTACCATTGCCAATATTATTTATTAAGACAATTCCTGGACCAATTTCATTCCACTCCATAATTAAGACTCTTTCACTATTTGTAAAATTAAATCCAATAATCTTTTATCAAAATGTGCATGACCGCTTGCTAAAGGCTCTAAAAGTGTTGATAAATTTTTACTAATTTTTTCTCTGACTTTTTGTTCGTATGTAAATAATATCATTTCTGATATCTGTTCATTTGATAAATCACTCATGTATTAATTCTACCATAGTCTTCTGGAAGCAAAGCAATAAGTTCTTTATAGGCTTTAGATATTTTCCCCATACCTTGATCTAATGGTGTAGACATAGCAGAACCATACTCGTCCCAATAGTCTATAGCAGGACCAGCATCAGAAACAAATCTAATTAATGATGCTTGAACATTTTCTATATATTCATAGGCCCAGTCCCTAGAATCTGAAATAAATTTTAAAAATGCCTCATCTGTTTGCTGCTTATCTGTTTTACTTTGAGTGCTTAGAGAGTCTTGCATTACTAATAGACTTAAAGTGCTTGCAAGTATTTTACGATTCTTTTTTAATTGTAACATATATAACAACAAAAAAAGCAATGTTGAAAATAAAAGTGTTGCTATGAGCACCGACTCAATCATAATTCTTTTCCACCTTCTCTAACAAGTAACACAATTGCCCCGTTATCTTCTAAGGCTTTTTTTACACGAATCATATATTCTATTGCCTCTCTTTTCATTTCTACCGTTTCCAAAGACATAAAATCTTTTTCTTTAGCCTTTACGGTTAAGAAATTATCATTATCTATAATTTGCAAAGAAAAATTTTTAGGAGCATTAAGCGATCTAAACGCCCTCTTCATTGAATCTGTATACATATTACTCCATTGTTAAAGACTGCCAGGTTTGAGCCCAGTCTGATTTATCTTTATGACTTGAAAACTCTTTAGATAGTTGTCCATTTTCTAGGTATACTCCACCCCAGATTCCCCATTCTTTTTGAGAAACTCCAACAGCAAAACACATTTTTAAAACTGGACACTCAGAACACAACTTATCTATTGCTGGACGAAGTGATTCATTTTCTTCGTATTTTTCAAAAAATAAATTTGTGTCGTAGTGTAAGCACAAAGCATCATCTTTCCATTGATCTTTTGCCATCTATGCTACATACTTGTCTGGAATTTTCCAGCCTTCACGAGAAGGACTAAAGACTTTCTTTATATGCCAAGAATTGTTTTTAAAAAATCCAAACTTTGATGACCAAGCAGTATCTGATTTAATTATTTCAACCACATTCCAACCATCCCAAAATAAAGATTTGTTATTTAAAACTATTTTTTCTATTTGATCAAGTGACTTAACTGTTTTCATTTTTTTATCCATCCTTTAGGGCACTTTGGACTAAATCCTGTTACCTTTTTTGTTAACTTGTTTCTATAACAAGTTATTGATATTTCTTTTTTTATTTTTGTATTAACACTTACAACTAAAACCTCTACTCTGGCGATCTCTGGCACTGGTATAGGTTCTTGTGTAGGCACAAAAGTTGGCTTAGCAATAGGTGTTGGTAAAGGCTTATCTATGTTGGGGATTAAATACATATATTGATATATTAGCGTAGACATCCCCCCATTTCCTACCTCTGTAAGACCACAGCCATTTCCTGTATTCATCACACTAACAATCTTTTCTCCACTGTATACTGGCCCACCTGAGTCACCAGAGCAGGGGGCATTTTTTAAATCCTCAGTAAACGAAAGTATTTTGTCCTCAGTTGGGTAACTTGCCCATTGCTCAGAACCACTAATTGTTTTAAATCTTCCTAAACTATTTATTTTTTTAGGATTACCACTTCTTCCATTATAATTTTCTTTTCCATAACCGTAAAGGACTAATGGAGACTTGCCTGTTTTAATAGTTTCAACATCTTCTTTGGTGGCAATTTCGACATGATAGTTTGAAACAACATCTTCGTCAAACATAACAAAAACAAAGTCATCTTGTAGTCCACTTAAATCTTGTGTTTCTGGATTCCAAGACCATTTATATCCTGGAACAAATATTACTTTGGTAACTTTAAAAACTTTAGATTTATTAGTTGCAATTTCTCCAGGCACTAAAGCCCATACGTCTGTCCTATTCAAAAAGCAATGTGCAACAGATACTGCAACACGACTTGAAATCAATGCACCAGAACAAATTGTTGTGTTAGTGTCTTTATTACTTAGAAATCCAAGAACTTTTACGTTACCCTCAGCAGACTCTCCTCCGTATATGGCAAAAGAACTTGGTGCTAATTGAAATAGTAAAAAAAATGATAGAAGTAATGCTTTAATTTTCATGTTTTCCTTAAAAGTTATATACATTGACATT